GTTCAGGATGTCCTGTTCATTGCTGATCCCATAAAACGGTTCCGCCTGATTCCGCAGATCCTCCTTGGTTTCATCGACCAGATCCATGCAGACCAGCGACACGTTCATCCTCACGACCTGTCCCTCGAAGATCGCTTGGTTAACCACGATGTGCGACAAAGGGAAAATGGTCTGTTTGTTCAGATCCACATCGAACAAATCCCCTGTCGTAACCACATTGACTTGGCTATGAGCAGCAAGCGTGTCCTTTAGTTTTTTGGTGATGTCGTAGAACTGCCTCATTTCATTGATTTTTTTAGTATGTCGCTTTCGACTTCTTGTTTTTGTTTTTCGAAGGTGAGGAACTGAAGGCACTCATGGAGTTCGAGTTTGGAAATGTCTGCAAACCTTCTAACATCACCCTGAGCGAGTTGATAGAATGTCGCATACCATCCCCAACGCTTTGCAAATTGTCCCTGTCTTGAATACTCATCGTTGCTTTCTCCCCCTCCAAATAGGTCAGGGTAGCCTCCAATAGTTCGTTCCCTAAACGATAAAAAAAAAGCACCGCACCCAGAACCACATGCATAGGTGCTCCCTTCATAAGATCCGAATACTTGTCTGCTGATTCGTATGGTTCGATCAGGTATCGGTTTTTTACCTTCTGGGTAATAGGTCGGTACAATACCGCCATTGTCTTATGCAAATACTGCGTGTCCTGAAGATACGTGTCCAGATCCACGAACTCCCCATAAGTGATGTTGTCCAACTCCGGAACGAATCCGAATTCCTGTTCTCCAATGGTGAACCTCGGAGTCAGTTGAGGCTTCTCTGCAAGCATCCCATGAATGTGCTTTGCGATATGGCTCACATCCTTGATCCTTACATTAGCAAGACCGGATAGGGGCACACCGCAGAAGATCTCCAGCATCTTATGGGTTAGGAACTCCTCATCCCCCTCAAGACGTGCAAAACGCTGATATTGGTCGAGAGTGATCTCCGACAGGGTGGTGGGTACAATTACTTTGAGTTCCATCTAATAAAATAACCTTTTGAATTTAACGTATAGCATACCTCCCGTAGTTTGGGCGTGATAGTTTGTTGTAGGTCGCATACCGGACTGCATCTATTGCGTGGTTGAATGCATCGATGGGTTTGTTCAGTAGGTTTCCGTTCTTGTCCTCTGTCCACTTGTAGTTCTGGAGTTCTTTCTCCAGATTCTTGCTCCGTGGGGTGATGAAGATCCGATGTCGTTTCAGCATATCGATTCCCACATTCACCGAATCCGATCCCTTTTGCGTTGGTTTCACATTCCATCCCATCCGGTGCAATTCTTCGATGCTCTTGGGTTCTGCGCTATCAGCATAGATCTCACTACGTCTGTCGAGCCCCAAGTCCTTAAATCGATTGCTGATGTCCGAATTGGTCATGCCTGTCTGGTAGATCAACTCATCCAGATACAGATTGTCTCCGGACTTGTAAACCGCAACCAATGCGCTCGGATCATTCGTGAAACCGAAGTCAAGGCCATGAGCGAGCAGGGTGGCATCTGATGGTATGTCGCTTGCTCCGAACTGAAAAATGGTAGCACGACTCATGCCCCTCTCTCCCAGACCATACACACGCCAATAGTCATCATCCGCTCCCTTCAGCATTTCGATTTCCTGAATGATCGTTTCATCGAGGAACGGATTGTCCTTGTATGTTGTTTGATAGAACTCGCAGTCCTCACGAGTCAGCACCTTGTCGTAGATCCAGTGAAATGCATCCGATGGGTTGTAGTCAAGGATCACCTTGCCATCGGTACGGAATATCAACTGCTGCCAATCCTCGTAGAAGAGTTCGTTGGCCTCATTGATGTACAAAAGGTTCCTCTTGCGACCTCTAATCTTCTGGGGTTGGTCAAGGCTGATAAACTCAATTAGATTCCCGTTGAGGTAATACTCCGAATTCGATTTGTTGTGGTGTTCCTCTCGGTACAGGTTATACTGCCGCAAGATGTCAAAGAAGTCCCGCATCACAGATGCCCGGAGTGATGGAAATGATTTCCTGCAAACGGTGATTGTCTTGCTGCTCTCCCTTACCGAATAGCTGAAGATGATCCATAGCAGGATGTTGTAGGTCTTACCGGAACGAGTACCGCCCTGTTCAACCGTGATCCTCTTGTCTGATCTCTCAAGGTGAGCAAATACCTTATTCGTTTGAATCTCCGAGGATGCGGACATTGAATAGGTTTTCTGTTGTCTGCTGAACTTCTTGTCTTTCTATGTATCCTCGATTCTTGCCCTTTGTCTTTAGGTAAAAGATTGTAGCAGTCGAGTTCCCATCCCTGATCTGCTTGTGCAGTTGGCTCTCTGCAAAGTCAAGAGCAACATCGATCAAGGCATCTACCTTCTCTTTGTACTCCTCATCCTCTTTGAGCCATCGGTAGTGCGTTTCTCTGGAAACACCCACGACCTTGCATGCCGTTGTTACCACTCCGAGCGATTGCTCGAGGGCTTCAATCATTGCTGCTTTTTTTATGTCAGTATTTGTCATACCCCTTTACGTGGTGAAATCATTTTCACGAAGTTCTTGTTGTTCTGAAGTTTGACCACTTTCCTGCCCCACTTCTGCACCAGAACATTGTATGCCTCCATTTCCGTGTCCTTCGTTCGGTACGCAACGCATCCACCTTCATTAGTCAGATGCACTACATCGATGCCATATTTCATGCACCGGAGTACTCCCTTATATTTTGCAATGTGTTGCATTGAGTAGTCGTAGTCCTCTTTTACTTTCAGGCGCTCATCGAACCGCAATTCGTTTTTGATGATCCCAATGATGTTCGCTCCAATTACTCCCTGTGTAGAGAATGGCGTGTATTCTCGGTAGAACTTGTAATCAGCAGCTAAAGAGAATCCCCATGCTTTGAGTCCCCAATCTTCACAAAGTTGGAATTGGTTGTCGATGATCTCATGGATCTTCTGTGGGTCGATGAATTTCCGCATCTTGCCCCCTTCGAACATGTGGAACGACAGAGCATCGTCATCTACCTGTATATGCCATTCATCCTCAATGTTGTTCAAGATCCAATTGCGAGTCTTGGTGATTCCCTTCACATCATCCGGAACGCCAATGACCTTATCGTGATGTTCTTCGTAAAGATGCACCTCGCTCTCTGGACATACGATTGTTGAATCCAGAAACAGATGGTGGGTGGTTACCTTTCCTGCTCTCCCCTTGCTTGGGATGTATACCGTGTACCTCATTTCCGGTTCAATACTTCTAATAGTTTCTTGCCTGATTGCACACGACCGATGCCCTTCTGTTGGTAGGTGTCCGTGAATCCGGGTTTGCTCACCGTGGTGATTCCGAAGGTTTCTTTCACTACCTGCCAATCAAGTTTATTGTCAAACGTAAATACAACGTAATTATGCTCCTCGAGGATCTCCTCAGTGATCTCAATCTCTGGATCCGATCCTTTGATGGGTTGCAGGGATTCATTCAGGATAGGTACATCGAGTCCCCAATCATTCAGGTTGTTCACATCCCATTCATTTGCGAGGATGTCCCAATCCCACTCTCCGAACGATGCATTGTCCTTGATCATAAACTCCTCTTGCTGCTCTTGCGATAGGTTGTCAGCGATAAGGATAGGTACCTCTGTTAGACCAGCAGCTACGCATGCTTTTAATCGCATGTTGCCTCCAAGCACAACGTAGTCCTTGTCGACTACTATAGGCCGGAGTTCTAACATCTCCGGAAACTCTTTGATGCTTTGTACTAACTTTTTGAATTTTGCATCCTTGATGATGCGAGGGTTGTTAGGGTTTGACTTAACCTGTTTGATGTTAACCTTTTGCATTTTGCTTCTTGTTTAAGCGAAGATAGTGAGTTTCCTTGAGCCATTCCTTATGCTGAACCTTGTCTCCGTATTCCTCATGGCAGGATCGGCAAAGAGCCATGAGGTTTTCGATTACATCCCGAATCTTGCTACCTCCCATCCCTCGAGCATCGATATGGTGGATGTCCACCGCTTTACTCTGACAGATCTCGCAAGGGATAAAGTCCGTAACATCATATCCCATTGCCTGAAGGTAGACCTTCGTATGCTTTCTCATTTTTGGAAAAGCCAGCAGTCATCGATGAATGTAGCATGAGGTAATAACTCATCCACCGCCTGAATGACTCCCGGCCAATGCTCATGGTAATCATCTCCTGCTATGTATCCCCCCTTTTTGACCTTCGGCAACCAGAGTTTGATGTCCTCCTTTACTGAGTCATAAGAATGATCAAGGTCAATAAATACCACATCCAGAGAGCCATTAGCAAACTTTTTTGCTGCCGTCTTGGATGTTGCTTTGATCACATTGTACTTGCGATCACCCATGTTCTCCAAAAACAATTTGTAAATGTCATTGGTCTTTGCAAGTTTGTAGTACGAGTCAATGTACTCTGCCGTTCCCTTGAATGAATCCACGATTGTGATGTCAATTCCGTGAGCGTTATCACATAAATAGGCAGATGACTTTCCAAGCCATGCTCCGAGTTCTACAAAAGATCCCCCAACCGGAACTTGTTTGATCAGGAAATCGTATGCTGCTTGATGGTTGAACCATCCTTCAATGTCTTGATATCTTTTCATCGTAAAGCGTTGTAATAGCAAAGGTAGGCATCCACGCAAATCAGGGTTCCTCGAAGAGCAGCCGCTTGAGCAAATAACCCGTCAGCCTCGTAACTGCTTTGAAACCGCAAATTTGGCAGGTGGCATGGCTTAAACATAAAGCATGCCGTGTCAATGTTTCCGACCTTCGGATCAGTTGTGGGTCGGAGCCTCCCCTCCTGCCCCCACGTTACGATGCTTGAATCAAGTGAATTCAGGGAATCCCATTGCTCGTAGAACTTCGGATGCAGGATATTGTCATCATCCAGATAGTAAACCCAATCGTTCTCCGTGAATTGGTCTTGATACAGATCCAAAAATTCATTTCGTAAGGGATGTCCCCAGAATCCCGAGTTTTGAGAATAGTGAGTTACGTTCGCTCCTGTTGGTTCTTTGAAGTCCGTCTTTGCATCCATCATCACAACCCATGTAGCCCATGGTGGAATGTATTGCTTGATCCTCTTCAGGTTCTCCGGTCGGGAGCAGGGGGTTACAATGTAAAGCATCGCAGTTGATTGATTTTGTCCATCGTGAATTCCTGAACAAACTCATATAGCGATTCTGTTAGGTCTTGGACTTGGTTGGGGTTTTCGTTTAGTTTCTTGATTGCTGCTGCCCATTCACTTGGGTGATTGATAGCGATGCAATTTTCTTTGGTGATGTACGGAGTATAGGGGTGAGTGTTGCTCACGATAAGAGCACACTTGCTAAAACCGGCCTCAAGCATCTTCAGATGCGATTTGCACTTCGCAAACTCTGATCCGGATAGTGGAACAAGGCTAACGTCAAAAAACTCATACAGGCGATGGTATGAGTTGGGTGGGAATGTCTTGAGCGTGTATGCTGCTTTCATCATCTCCGGATAGTCATCCACATCAGCAACGTAAGCCTCGTAACCCGTTAGATCGATTCCTGATTCCCTAACATCTGCTTGGTGATGGTTACCCCCAATATACCCGAACCGCACCTTCTCTGAAGGCTCTCTGTTTACCTGCCATGTAGGTACGCTAATTGCATTCGGTATTATTCGGATCTTGGTATTGTACTTTTTGACCTTCGATGCAAGATGTTTGTTTGTTACCCAGACCTCATCCGCAGCCTTCATGGAACGAATGATCCTTGTTTTCATCTGCTCACCAAAGAATCCTTTTAGCGGATGGTTTGGGGGCAATACCCACCAATCGTCTTGGTCGATGATCAGCTTGATTCCCTCCTTGCGGCATAACTTCACAAAGTCCTCAAACGGCTCAACCGGAAATGCACGACTCGCAAAAAAATGAGTGATCTTCGGCCAGATCTCTGGAGCGATGTCCGTAATCTTCTCGATGAAGTAAATATCTGCTTCTTGGTGGCAGATCAGGGGAGCAAATACTCGGTGGTACGTTACACCAGAATTCGGCTTGTGGAAAGCAACCACGAATGGTCTATTCATAATGCTCCCCTTCGTTTCCATTTGTTCCAATGATGTCCATCCTCTTGTTTAGTTCCTCCTCCATCAGATCCCATTCCTGTTGCTCTGCGTGCATAGCACAGGCACGGACTTGGCGCATCTGCTCACGTTCCCATTGCTTTGCTGCGGAGCGTTCAAGATACTGCACCCACATACGAGCAGCGACTGCTTGGCGTTGGGGTTTAAACGGATAGGTGCTGCGTAGCCTCGCCATTGCGATACGCATAAATTGCTCTCTCATAGGTGTAGTTCGTTTTCGTTTAGGATGCGGTGTAGGGTGTTGCGAATCTTCTCATACGTTTCGTGTTCCATATCGGGCATTGAATCAGGAGCGTACTTGGTCAAAGCTCGCAGTTCGTTATCCATTACCCACGCAACGTACTTCCATTTAGCACCATTGACTGCATCTTGGAACTCCTCTTGCTCATCGGGTAGGTTGTATTCAAGTGTTGCTTTCATTCGGGTAGTCGTTGTATTGAGAAACATAAGAAGTAAATTCCAATTGCCCAACGACCACTTGTGCCGCCAAGTCGCCATACGTTTACGGAAGGGAATATCCACAGGTCGTGGATGTCAGTTCTGAATTTTATTTTCCAATTCATTTCTCGTTAGTTTTAATAGTTTTATTTTGTGCTTTTTATGATTAGCTCACCACTTAATTCTACAAGTGTGTCTCCATTGTAAAAATAAAACCCATCAGAACCTTCTGAATCATTCAAAGTTCCTTTGAAGCTATATGTTTTTATGAGCTTACCTCCTGAAAATTGCTCTATAATGTAATTGCGGTCAGTAGTTTGAAAACCTTTTTTAAATCTTTCAGCAAACCTCTGACAAGACGATAGCAATAGGATAGCCACAATAAATAATAATTTACTTTTCATTACTCGTTGGTGTTAAAGGTTTTCAATTTCCTTGTAGTATTCTCTAACCTCATTTTTAGTTAGGGGCTTTACCCAATCCTTACTTGCGTACAACGGCATTGATTTTCTACCGTGAGGTTCTACTACAATTTCATCCATATCGCATTGTGATTGCAATTCTACATCAGATATTGATGCAAGAACCCATACCAATGTTTCGTTTTTTATTTCGTCAGTTATTTTCATTTCTCGTTGGTGTTAAAGGTTCGTGCCAATTCAATAGCAGTTTGTAGTCCAATTTTTACACCTCTCCAATAAGTATCATAACTTACTTCAATTGGATGTTCTTTCACTACTTTGTCTAACTGCTCTGTTAGATTTTCAATCAACTCTTGTATTGATGTTTTCATTTCTCGTTTGTTTTAAAGGTTTCATTTAATAGTTCTGCTAACTCTTGGGCATCTTCACCGATAGAGCCAATCTTCTCGCCATCTACGAACACATCGTATCCGTAGGTGTCACAGCATCCATCACCGCAGGTGTGGTTGTAGTGTTCAAGTTCTATTTTCATTTTAATTTACTCTCGTTTAAGAATCAAGGGCAATCGTTACGCTTGACTTTAATGGGTCGAATTCGACTCCTTATAGTTCTCCGAAGATGGTGTAAGAATCCAAGTCCTCACCCAAGATGAAGAACTGCTTGTAGAGTTCGATTGCCTCAAGCGTTTTTCTTTCGCCTTCTGCTACAAATTCGGGAGTGATGGAGTAGATACCCACATCCAAGCTCGCCTTGTCAATAGCGATGAAGTAGAACTTGTCAATCGGCACACCGAACAACCGAGTGTAGATGAACGCCTGTACATCGTAGCCGTACTTCTTTGCAGAGTATGGGAACGCCCGTAGGTCGGTGGTGGTCTTTAGGTCAGCCAAGAAGCCATCAGCGATGATGTCTGCCTTTGCACGGAAGGGCATCCCGCCAATGGTTCCAATCGCAGGTTGCTCAAACTCGCAGCCCTCAATCATTGACAGGAAGTACTCGT